ATCCGCTATCGCCAAGGCAACCGCACCGGATGCGACCGGGCCGTCCGGCCGGGTGTTCACCGACATCACCGTCTTCGTCGGGCCCACGACCGTAAACCGCGGAGGCGCCCCGGAGCCGGTGAACCTCATGATGGCAATGGCAGCCCCGGGCCGGCCGGCGGCCCTGGCAGCGGAGGCGGGATCACGCTGGACCGGGCGCAGCGTATCCGAATCCGGCGCAGTGTCAGCAGACGTGACCTGACGTGCGCAGTTAGACTGAGGTAACGCGGCCGTGCCGCCCAGCCGGAGCCGTTCCCCGCACAGGAAGGCCGGCTCATGCGGCTGCCGATCGTAGGACCGCTGACCCCGCTGCATGTTACTGACGGGTCCGCGTTCAGTGCCTTCACCACCTTCCAGGACATTTCCCCTGTCCCGCAGCTGGTACTCCCGCAGCAGATGATGGACGCCGGCCTGGAACTGATGCTGTACGCTAACGGGGAGTTCTCCACCACCGGCACCCCCACCCTCGCGCTCGGGTTCTGGTTCAACGGCCTGGCCGGCGCCGCCCCCACCTCGATCCTCGCCCAGACGACCGCCACCACCACCGGGTCCGGCGCGGCGGCCTGGCCGTGGGAGGCCTGGTGGCGGGGCCGGCTCCGCACCATCGGCGCGACCGGGACGTTCAAGGGCGTCGGCGGGATCAACCTCGGCACGTCCCTGACCGCCTACTCGCTGATCCCGATGCCCACCACGCAGGCGCTGCGGACCGTGACCGCCGACACCACCGCCAACCGGGCACTCGGCGCGGGCGCCGCCTGGGGTACCTCGTCGGCGTCGAACACGATCACCGTCTATAACCTGATGGCCTGGGCCGCCAGCTAGGCGCGCTTTCCGCCCTGGAGGGGTGAGCGATGGCCTGGGGCTTTGTCCAGTCGGCAAGCGGGATCACCTTCGGCACGTCGATCTCGGTCACGTTCACCACGGCGAACGTCTCGGCCGGCAACAAGATCATCGCCGTGATCGCCTCCGCGTCGAGCACGGCCCCCTCAACGGTGCAGGACGGGGGCGGGAACCCGTGGACGCAGATCGCCGCCGCGATCAATGCCTCCCCCACCGCCGGGCTGTGGCTGTATGCCCTGGACGTTCCCGCCGCCGACGCCGGCACCAAGCCCACCATCACCGCGTCCGGGCTCGGGTCCAACGGCCTGTCGATGGTCATCCAGGAGATTTCCGGCCTGGCCCCCGGAAACACCACCGCGATGCGGGACGGGACGGCCGGGACCCTGACCGGCACGGCGTCATCGACCGGCAGCCCGTCCTACGCCAGCACGGCGGTAAGCGAGTACCTCGTCTGCTGCTACGGTGACCACCAGGGCGCCTCCCCCGCCTTCCTCGGGTCGCCGTGGACTGCGGACCCGGCTAATACTGCTTCCCAGTCGCATGCCTCGGTCGAGTACCGGAACAGCACGGGCGGCGCGGAGACCTCCGGGTGGACCGGCGCGTCGGCGAACGGGTGGGCGGTCTTGACCGTCGCGTTCAAGATCGCGATCCTGCCCCCGGCGGCTGGCCCGGTGCTGCGCGTCCCGCACCCGAAATTCCTGGACCTGCTCACCGGGCAGGCGCACCAGCGGCTCACCTGGCACGATCCTCCCGTCGCCGACCTGACTATCGCCTACGCCTCGTCCGCTTCCGGGGTCGACACGTACAACGTGGACTCCCCGTGGAACATCGACCTGTTCGGCAGCCAGCGCGAGCACATGCGGGTGCTGAAACCGGTCACGCCCGATCCGGATTACCCGCACGCCTTCCTGCTCATGCTGCCCGTCGACCCCGACCAGAACACGGGTTTCGGCGACCCCATCGGCGTCGCGCAGGCCATCACCGCGAACGACAGCTACAACCTGACCGTCGTCCAGCCCGGCTACGCCCTCAAGCCCTCCTCGTCCGTCGCCTGGTACGGCGACCACCCGTCAAACCCGGGCATCAGCGAGGAGAAATTCACCCTTCTCATCCTGGACTGGGTGAAACGGAACCTGGCCACGACCGGGACCGAGAAAACCTACCTGATCGGGTTCTCCCGGTCCGGGCTCGGCGCCCAGTTCCTCCAGTTCCGCCACCCGGACCTGTTCGCTGCCGCCGCGTCCTGGGACACCCCGTTCGCGATGACTGACTACGACGGGACCGATCCGGTATTCGGCGGGATCGTCGGCGGCCACCCCGAGTACGTATACGGCACGTCCTCCAGCTTCAAGGCGAAATACCAGCTGTCCGCCGCGCACCTGGACATGTGGGCCGCATCCGGGCAGTTCGCCGTCAACCGGGTCTGGATCGGCACCGGCCCGGACTTCGGCGTTACCGAGAGCAACGCCTATGACAGCGCGCTGACCACGGCCGGGATCCCGCACACCTACACGTTCTCCAATACCGGCGAGTCGCACGCCTGGCACACCGACTGGGTATCAGCGGCCCTGTCCGTAATCATCCCGGTGTTCTCGGCCCCCGCCGGGGCAGCCACCGCAACTGCCAGCGCCCCCGTCCCGGGCGTGACCGTCACCGCCAGGCCGGGAGCGGCGGCTGCGGCCGGGACGGCCCCGGCACCGTCCGTGTTCGTCCCGGTGATAACGCATCCGGGTACGGCTGCCGCGAGCGCGACCGCCCCGGCTCCGGGCGGGTTCATCATCGATCTCACCGTCGCCGTCGGCGCCACCGTATCGCGGGCCCAGGCCGTCCCGGGCACTGCCTCTTCCCGGGCGCAGGTCAGCAACGCCGGAGCCGTTACCGGCAACGGGACGGACGCGGCGAATATCACTGATGACGGAACCGAAGCAGGCCCCACTACCGTGAACAGGAATCCCTGATGAGCGCGACTCTTTACTCAACGGCTACCGAGTACATTGCCAACACCCTGACCATCACCCGGGGCAGCGTCAGCGATATCAGCTCGGTCGGGATTTATGTCAATACGAATCCGAACACCATCCCGACCGTCGGGTCGTTCACTGCCGTCCTGCTGGTAGACGGGACAATCCTGCCGAAGCCGCCGCTGGCCGTGACCGGGCAGGTTGACGTGGTCACCAAGGTCGGTCCGGGCGGGTCCGGGGTCAGCGCCGGGGACCTGCCCTCGCTGACCGCTGGCAGCTACCAGGTGTGGATCCTGGTCAAGACGGCAAGCGAGGCGATAATTAGGAAAGTGGATACGCTGGTCATCACGTGAGTAACGGGAGTCATAGTGATACCGGACGTTACCGAAGACGGCTGGCTGCAGGTGCCCTATAACGGTCCCGAGCTCGCCGTCATCGAGATGGAAACCCCCGGCAGCGGCTGGCAGCCCGCCTACCTGGACTGGAATACCCGCGGCGAGCGGGTCGCGCAGGTCCGCTGGGACGGCCCGCTCCCGGACGCGGTGCACCTGCGGGTCGACGGCGTCCTGGCCGGCTCCTACCCCTGACCGCCTGGCCGTCCTAAGCTGGTATCTAGCGGGCCGCAGGGCCAGGTCACGGTGACGGGCAGCGCGCGAGATCCCGGTCCGGGGATGCCGTGAAGACCTACGACCTGAGCGATGACAGGCAGGCCGCCGCCTACCGGGTCGAGTGCGCGATGCAGACGGTCCTGTTCGGCCAGGCATACCTGTCCACCGACGGGACCCGGGTCACCGTCTACGACGCCGACGAGATCATCATCCGCCCCCGCCCGGATTCCGACCTGCACTACCCGGGCATCCTCCCCGTCCCGGATGACATCACGGTCTACGACTGGGACGACCTGCCGTGACCGCCACCTGTTTCTACGACAACGTCAACGAGATTGCCTTGCTCTCGGCGTCCTTCGCCGACGCGAACGGCAACCCGGCCGACCCGACATCGGTCCGCTGTGTTATCACCGAGCCTTCCGGCACGGCCGTCACCCACACCTACCAGGGCACCGCCCCCGCCGACATCGTCAAGGTGATGACCGGCAAGTACACCCTGTCCGTCCCGTGCTCCCCCTCGGCTGCCGGGGTGGACGGCCTGTGGGGATACGAATGGCTCGGCACCGGGGTGGTCTCCGACGTCCAGCCCGGTACCTGGCGGGTCCTGCCCGAGCAGATATCCCAGCTCTGGTACGTCGGCCTGGAGGAAATGAAGAGCCGCCTCGGCATCCTGGACACCACCGAGGATTACGAGCTGCAGAACGCCATCGCTGCCTCCGCCGGGTGGATCAACGAGTTTGCCGGCCGGCATTTCTACCGGATTACCGAGGCCCGCACCTACCAGCCGACCAACGTGTGGGTGCTGGACATCGATGACCTGGTTGACGACCCGTCCATCCAGGTGTCAGTCGACCAGGACGGCGACGGCACCTTCGAGCAGACCTGGACCCGCGGAACCGATTACCAGCTACGCTACGGCCCGGGCCGGTTCAACCCGAACATCACGGGCGCCGCCACCCGCCCGTTCCGCCAGCTTCAGGTTATCCAGTCCGGTAAGTGGCTGCCGTTCACCTGGCCGTACGCTCACCTGGACCGGGTGAAGATCACCGGCCCGTGGGGCTGGAAATCCGTGCCCTGGCAGGTCAGCGAGGCAAACCGGATTCTCGCCGCAGATGTCTATAAAATGAAGGACGCGCCTTTCGGCTTGGCCGGAAGTTCAGACCTGGGTGTCGCCCGCATCGGTGCAAATCCTTGGCTCGTTGAGCTGCTAAGACCGTTCGTGAACCCGCGCCATAAGGTCGGGGTGTGATGCCAAACTTTGCCTTATATCGTATAGAATAAGTTGCATGGAGAACAAGAATCCCGGGAGCTGGCGCCTGATGCCATGTGCCTGGGAGAAGTGCGAACGCCCCCGGATCAACCGAACGACAGGCCTGTGCGCGGCACACTACCAACGACAGCTGAACGGGACGAACATGAACGCCCCGCTCCGCAAGGTAAAGGAACTTCCAGGATCCCGAACCTGCAAGCATCCCGGATGCGAGCGGATCAGCCAAACGAAGGGCTACTGCGGAGCGCACTACCTCCGGTCGCGAGCGGGTCGCGACATGGATGTACCTCTCGGCAAGCAAACCCGGACCTGCTCCCATCCCGGATGTGACCGGCCGCACAACGCCAAAGGATATTGTGCCGCACACTACGCCAGGAAGTTCATCCTGCACTCAGACATGGACGCACCGATCCGGGCGCACCGCCGGAAAGATGAACCGCTCCGGAACTGCGTCTGGGATGGCTGTGATGAACTCTGGGCCGGAGCAGCTAGCGGACTCTGCCCCCGTCACGAGCTACGCCGCAAAGAAGGCCGCCCAATGGACGGACCTGCTTACTACCGCGAAGGCGAAGGCTGGCTAACCAAGAACGGTTACCGGAGGCTGCGCCGTAACGGCAAGTCCGTTGCTGAACACCGGGTCGTCATGGAAGAGACCCTGGGCCGATCCCTCCGCGAAGGCGAGGAAGTCCACCACAAGAACGGAATCAAGGACGACAACCGCCCGGAGAACCTGGAGCTGTGGGCATCCTGGAAGGGCCAGCGGCTGGACGACCTCCTGGACTTCATCGCCAAGTATTACCCGGACGAGATGCGAGCACGGCTAGGCATCACATGTTCGTGCTGATCAGCTGGGCAGAGCAAGAGCCATGGAAGCCGGTGGTAGAACGGGTCGCGGAGCCCAGAGTGCGCCCCCGACATAGGGCTCGGGACGGTCCATCCAGTCACTGAGCAGCGGGAACTCCGAAGCGTCGACTACGAAGTTGCCGTAGCTGTCCTGCGAGAATGCTTCTACCTGGAAGGGCCGGATGACGCGGGTATACCGCGGGTCCCACGGTACGGCGACGTGCACGGCCTGCATGTGCGTAGCATTGCTGAATGCGATCAGGCCGCTGACTGCCGCGGGTTTGATAGCGAAGTCGAGTTGGTGCCCTTCGGCTCGCGGGATGTACTGGCCGGTGACGTTCATGGCAAAGATGTCTGCCTGCGGGCGCCTCCGATAGCAGACGTGGTCTGGGTAGATGGCCCAGCTGACGTGGTTCATGAATCCGATGTCGAGAACGTGTATTCCGAGCCGGTTCTCGATTCCGAGCGGACTCGTCCACCAGCCGGGGTAGCTGCGGACGAGCTGGACTGCGGTGATCTCGCCTGCGGGGCCCGCCGTTGGGCCGGGAGCGGCACCAGTGATCATCATGTCAGGCCTCCCCGTTGCCGGTGGTCTCCACAGCCCGGAACGTATGGGTGCCCTTCTTCCTCACACCCTGGTGGTCCCCCTGGTTCCGGGGTTGCTAGACCTAGTGACCGGTGCCTGGTTGCCGGGTCCCCGCGGCCTGGCTGCTCGGCGGTAGGTGCCTCTGCTCTAGAGCTAACTCCGTCACCCTTCGAGAGGTAGCTCAGCTCAGGTCCGGGGCGAAGAATTGCGGCAGCCCCTTGATCCCTCGAGGGATCGGTTCGGTGGTGATAGCGCTGTTCCATTGAAACCTCCAAGCCCCGATCAATGCCCCGGGGCGAGGCTCCTCCCCGATTAATGGTCCGGGGGCGCCATGGCCAGGATAAGCGTCTTACACTGAGAACGGCAAGCCTGCGGCCTCGCGGAGCCAGGTTTCCCCCGTGACGGAGGGAGCCCGGCTGATGTCATTCATCCTCACCACCCAGAACTGCCAGGCGCTGGTCCCGGTCGTGATCCCGAAGGCCTGCGGGCGCGGGGGGAGGGGCCGGTGACCGCCGCGCCGAAGCACCGCACCATTACCGCGAAGCAGTACGCCGCCGACGTCGCCAACCTGAAGAAGGCCCGCGCCGCGCTGAAGGGCCGTCCCCGGACCGCGAAGCAGCGGGCCGCATCGAGACGGAACCTGGTCCGGGCCCGGTCCGCGCAGAAGGCCCAGCGGTCCCGGTCCGCGCAGGGCGCCCGCTCGTCGGGCAAGGCCCCGGTCGCGGCGAAGAAGCCCGCCGCCCCCGCGCCCTGGACGTTCGTGCCGGCAAGTAACCAGGCTTACCCGGGTGCTGATAGGGCCGCCGGCACGGACCTGCTCCTGCTGCCCGTCTGCGGGCCCCTCGCGATCGCCGAGCACCTGGCCGCATACACCGGGGCCCTGGCCAGCCAGCTGGACATCCTGGCCCTGTGGGAGACCACCGGGGCCTGCACCCTCGGGGACCTGCTCGAGGCCGCCCGCGAGCACGGCCTGGGCGGTGAGCGGCTGGCGTATTTCGAGCGGTGCGACCCGGACTTGGGCACCGACGGGCTGCTCTATGGCGTGCAACTGGACCGTGGCTACCACGCCGCCCTGGCCGCCCCCGGCGGGATGATCTCCTGGTGCCGCTACGTCCCGCGCGAGGGCACCCCCGAGGAGGCCTGGCACCTGGAATGGGAGGCGGAGCAGTGACCGAGCCTGTTGCGGACCTGAGCGAGATCGTGAACGAGCCGGCGCCCCCGGCCGCTGAGGCGGAACAGTTCCTGATCGTGCGTGATTTCGTCAGCGGACTGCCCGCCACGGAAGGCGTGTTCACCGGGTACCTGATTGATCTGGACGAGGACAGCGAGCAATGACAGGGAGGACATGATGCCCCCAGCGAAGAAGCCCGTGCCGAAGCCGCCGCCCGGGAAGAAGGCCGCGCCCAAACCGCCCGCCGGGGGGAAGCCCGCGCCCGCGGACAGCGGTAAGCCCGCCCCGTTCGGCGGCAAGCAGGCCGCCCCGTTCGGCAGCAAGGGCAAGGCCCCGGCCAAGGGCAAGAAACCGTCGCCAAAGTAAGCCATGCCCGCAGATCTAATTGCTATAAGAAACGCTCTCGGCGCCGCCATCACCCGGTACACCGGGCTGCGCTGCGACGCCCAGGCCCGCGACGTCGTCAACCCGCCCTGCTGCGTCATCCTGCCCGGCAACCCGCTGGTGGATTACGGGATCTCGATGGACGGAGTCGTCAACATCAACCTCATGGTGCTCATAATTATTAGTGATGCTGCTCCGGTTGACGTGACCCAGCGGGCGCTTGATAGTTACCTTGGCGTCGGAGACCCCGGGAACTCAGTTCCTGACGCGATCGAGGAAGACAACACACTAGGTGGTTCTGTACACTTTATTCAGTCGGTCACCTCAGACCGCTATGGTCGTATCGACTACAACGGTGTCACGTATTTCGGCGCACGCATCAACTGTACCCTTGGTGCTCAGTCGTCAGACAAGACGTAGAAGGGGGGTGGTGCTAGAGGTGAGAGTCCTGTTGGTGCATCCTGGCCCTGATTTTTCTGTGCAAGATGTGTACATCGGGTGGTATGAGGCGCTAAAGGAACTAGGGGTCGAAGTGGTCCCGTTCAACCTCAATTTAACGATCGCCTGATCGCGTTCTCCAACGCGCTGGTCGACACCGGGACCAAGGACGAGGAGGGCCACCCGATCGTCCGGAACCTGTTCTCCGAGGAACAGGTGTTCCTGGCCTCCATGGAGGGCCTGTCCCACTCGCTGCTGACCGTCTGGCCGGACGTGGTCCTGATGGTGTCCGGGTTCTTCATGACTGCCGGGACGATGCAGCTGATGCGGGCCCGGAAGTTCAAGCTGGCCCTGCTCGCGACGGAATCGCCGTACCAGACCCAGGAGGAGCTGTTGCGGGCCCGGCTGTCCGACCTGGTGCTGCTGAACGACCCGACCAACATCGAGGCGTACCGGGAGTTCACGAAGGCCGAGTACTTCCCGCACTGCTACCGGCCGGTCCTGCACCACCCCCGGACCGGGCCGCGGAACCCGGAGCTGTCCTCGGATTTCTGCTTCATCGGTACCGCGTTCAAGTCCCGGGTCGAGTTCTTCGGGCAGCTGAACCTGGACGGCATCGACGCGGTCATCGCCGGCAACGACTGGGGCAAGCTGGACCCGGAATCCCCCGCCGCCCGCTGGGTCGGAACCCCGCTGGGCCAGCCTGACTGCATCGACAACGCGCAGGCCGCCGAGCTGTACCGGAACGCGCTGACCAGCCTGAACTACTACCGGCGCGAGACCGGCCCGGAGGAAGACTGGGACGGGCAGGCCTGGGCCATGGGGCCGCGCGAGGTCGAGATGGCGGCCTGCGGGCTGTTTTTCCTCCGGGATCCGCGGCCCGAGGGCGACAAGGTGCTGCGCTGCCTGCCCACGTTTGACGGGCCCGGGGACGCGGCGGAGCAGCTGCGCTGGTGGCTGGCTAATCCCCGGTCCCGGCGGGTAGCGGCCGAGCGGGCCCGGGAGGCGATCAAGGACCGGACTTTCATGAACAGCGCACGACGGTTCCTGCAGCTGGCTGAGAAGCTGTGAACTACCTGCTGGCGGCTTATTCCTGTGCTGGCTGTGAGGTGTCCGGCCGGGTCGCCGAGGACACCCCGGGAGAGGCCCTGTGCTGGTGCTGCGGCCGGCCTGCGGTCATCACCGCCCATGTCAGCCCGGTCCCGCTGAAATTCGGCGCTGCCCTCGCCGCCGCCCGGAACCACCCGTGACCCGGCGGACGGCCATCGCCGTCCTGGTTGCCGCGGCCGTGCTGGCCGTCGCGCTGGCCGCCGGGTATTTCTACGTGCTGGCCGCGTCCGGCTGGTACTTCTAACGGAGCACGGCCACCAGGCGCAGGCTCTCGTTCCCGCCGCGGACCGTGACCTCCAGCACCTCGCCGGTCCCGCGCACGTACGCCTTGTGGTCGATGACGCCGGGCTCGAGCGCCGTCCGCTCCTCGGTCACCAGCCGCCCGCCGTGCAGCGACAGGGCCCGGAACCGGTCCTCGGCCTGGCCCGGCGACCATTCCTGCCGGAACACCCGGCCGATCT